GCTTCCTACGTTAAAGACAATGCTTGAGGCATCTAGTAATTGAAATACTCTGACAATGTCATCTTCCATTCCAGCAAGGTTGCCAGCGTTATCCAGCAAAGGCACAAGAATCTGCAACCGAAACATAGCCATTGGCGCAACAGAAGTTCTATCGTTATTAGTTGGAACAATGTAGGGGTCTGCCGGAGTTAAAATTAGGCTGTTAGCAACAGGCGTAGCTGGTGGAAACGCGTAAACGCTGTATTTTGTGTTATCGGTTAGAGCCGCTGCGATAGTGCTTCGTAGGGTGGTTATCGCTGGCATTAGCCCACCATAGAACGAGGGTCAAGATAAGGTGCAAGTAAGCCACGGACGCGAGCCACAAGCTGTGAGGACATTGAGTAAAGGTTTCCCATTGATCCATCTGGGTTCATTCCATTGCCTGAGTTAGTTTGACGAGCAGTCCAGATTGATACGCAGACCATAAGGCTGGCTTCCTGTACTGCTGGCTCGGATGAATAATCTGTGTAAGTAGTTGCCGCTACCTGACCATAAGGGTAAATCGGGTGAAAAGTCTTAACGACATTAGCTGCATGGGTAGTTGTGATGTCAATGCTTTTTTCATTTACGGCATTGACTGTCTTTGATCCGTTAAAGTTTGACCCGCAGCCTGTAACGGTTACTGTCTGTCCGACATAGAACACATCATTGACAAACTCGTTAAAGTATAAGACCCCTGCTGTGCCGTCATTAGAGTGACCTGATACTGGAAGTACATTTTTCCATAGAAAGGGCAACAATACGTTATCTCCAGCATCGCAGACAGATTGAATCACCGCGTCAGAATATAAACTTCCAACGCCGAGTGCTGCCTTCAGTTCTGCAACTGTGGTGATGCTCATTGTTATCCTTTCTAAAGACTTGAGGGGACTACAAGGGCTCTGGTAGCCCCCTCAAGCGACTTAGGGTATTGCTTATGCCTTGTTGAAGCGGAAAGCTCCAGCACCAATCTTTGTAGCGATTGCGCCGTAACCGTAGTAGCCGACCTCAACCTGACCTGTGCCAACCTTGTCAGCGCGAAGCTGAAGGCGTGGTGATTCGTACCATGTGTATGAATCGCGGTTCACAACGAGGATAGAGTTATCGGCTTCGCCTGTGATTGTGTAATCAACAAAGAGATCAAGTCCTAGTAGTGAGCCACGGAGTGACTGTGATACTGAACCAGCAGCATTTTGTGGCTGTGTTGCAATGAATAGAGGACGATTTGAACCGTCAACCATTCCCATGATGTTCGCCCATTGTGTAGGTGAAACGATTACACCTGTTGCGAACTTAAATGTGTTTGAGTAGATGCTGTCAGATGCGCGAGCAATAAAGCCAGCCATTTCAGCGCCGTCCCAAGGAAGTGTGATTGTTGTTGCGTCTAGTGTGCCACCAGTAGCAAGGGCAGCGTTAACTGCTGTGTTAGTTGACTTTGAATAAGCGTCAGCCATGAGTGATTGCAATTCTGCAAAGAACGCAGGGGAAGTACGATCAAGAACTTCTACATCGAACAACTGCATTCCTGCATACTTCTTAACAGTTACATCTAGGTACTCAATTTCAACCTGAGTATCTGAAAAAGCAGCTTTTTCAGCAGCCACAGCCACAGTAGGGACAGCCTTTACGCGAGGAATCTGGAACTTAAATCCTGCGTCTGGGAGTGTACCTGATGAGATTGCGTCAATAGCAGGACGACCTGCTGTGGACTTTCCGTTAATGATTTCTGTGAGCTGACGTGTTGGTACAAGACCAGCGACTTCAGTTGTTGTTGTATCTGATGCAGCAGCAAGGTACTGACGAGCATTCTCGTCACCAAGTTGTGCGCGGATAGAGTTTTCGAGGTAAACCTCTGGTGCTGTGTTAATGCGTGGCTTTGTGTATGCCATTGCTGTGACAGTAGGACGAGCAGCTTCCACAGCCGCAGCTTCTACTGGTGTTGCTTCAACTGTATCTGTGATTTCCACGGAAACTGTCTCGCTTTCTGTAGTTGGGGTTTCTTCAGCAGGGAGTGTTTCCTCTGCCGCGATCTCTAGTATTTCGCTCGACGCAAATGCGGGGACGGTTACTAAAGAAACTTCCTTGAGCCTTGCTGATGAAACTACTGTGTAGCCATCCTTTGAAGGTTTTGATGCAAGAATTTCTGCACCGATAGAAAGTCCAGTGACAAGACCTTCCTGCGCCATGATTAAAGCGTCATTACCTGCTGTGCTACGGCTTAATTTAAACGTAGCGTAAATTCCATCTGTGCGTGTTTCTGCACTAACCATTTTTCCAATTGGCTTTTGCAAATTATGTTGTGACAGCAAACGAATTTTAGATGGGTCTGCAATCTCGATAGAGTTAGCAGCAAATGTGTAAGCGCCTAAATTGGTGTGCCCGACTTCGCCTGTACCTAGCGGCACAATCTTGCCTGAGATTTCGCGACGTTCCTCTGAGCATTCAATTGACGATGCTTCGATGTATAAAGTTTCCATTAGCTCTCATTTCCGTTTGGAGATAAATCTTCCATTTCCATTGCTTGTTCAGTTGTAATTAGCCCAAGGGAAAGCATCTTCTCTAATACGAGAAGTCGCTCCATTGGCTCAGTACGCAAGAAGGTGTCATCTAGCGCAAACTTTACATAATGCCCTGCTGTTGAAATGTCATCCATTGAAAGGCGAGCTTCAACCGCACTTACATAAGGTTGCAGGGTAAAAGCCACCATCTGCTTGCGCTCATCTTGAACGTTGGCATAAGTCATTGTTGTGTTCTGTGATGCTGAAACATAATAAGGATCAACAGAGCAAAGTCGAGCACACTCGGTAGCAAGGTTCTGAATCGCCTCGTTGTAGAGCATGTCTTTAGGTGAGAACTGAACTGGCTGGAATTCAAGTGTAGAAGTCAGATAAGCAGTAGCGTTATTTTGACGGCTGCGCTTCCATGCAGCTAGTAATCCAGATACTTCTTGTGGTGGGAGGTCTGCGCCTGTATTACGAAGTATGCCCTGAGCCATTGGAGTTGCTGCAGCAATAGCGGCTGCTCTTTGAACATCAACGGCTGCTTGAATTGTACGAGCACCAGTAGAGAGGATTCCCTCATCTTTCTGGAAAGTAATAAGTGATCCAAGTCCTGACATCGGTACTGGAGTTCCATCGACATAATACTGAGTGATGTAATGGCTTAGTGGGTCAGTTTCAAAGCTGACGCGACCGTTGCCAATCCATTCAGCGTTAGCCATGCGACCATCTTCTTGATAGGTCTCGGTAATGCGCCAGTAAGCTGTGCCAAACATGAGAAGGCTGTCAAGTGTGTAATACATTGTTTCAAAACGTGGCTGAGATTTAGAAGGTTGCTCTACCCATCGAGGTGGAGCGATGTGCTCACCTGTGGACTTCTTGTAATACTCAAGAGGAATGGAAGCAATCGTTCCGCAGATTAAATCTCTGCATCTTTTGATTGCTGGAACTGAAAGAGCTGTGACTCGGCTGATTGGAGAAGGATAATAATTGCTGTACCCGTAAAAGGCATCAGACATGAGCTGAGGTGCGGCTTGTGCTTCAATTACTTGCGGTTTACGCGAAAAGAGACCCATAGAGTGCAATTATACACTACATATAGGTCATTCGCTGTAGATTGCCGCTACCTGTTGTGGTTTTGTTAATTGGTGTACAACCATCGCTGTCGAAATTGCACCGGATACATCGCCTGCTGATTTTCGTTTAACTATGCGCCAAGATGAGTCATTGGTCTTAGCTGCGCAGTTGTTCATCTGTTGAACCCAGTTCTCTTGCCCTGAGTGAACCAAGCGATGATTGACCAACGCATCTAATAGATCACCGCAAGCCTGATAGAAAGCAGCGCCGGAAATATCCATGCAGATTTGTCCTGCATTAGAGAGTCGGTCAGCGATTGATTGGGCTGTGTACTTGTCAAAACATATCTGCCGTGGACGATATTGGTCAGCCCAGCCCTTTATATCGGCTGCAATCTTTAGATCGTCAACGCTTACTTGGCTTTCCCACGTTTGCAATATTCCAACTCCAATGCGACCGTCTGAGAGTATCTGTCCAGCAACCAAACTTGCATTGCGCCTGCTTGGAGATACATCAAAAGCAAAAACCGTATAACCGCCAGGCGGTATCGTGAGACTGGCATCCGAAGTGTCCTCAAGGACTCCATGCGGCCAAGGAGACGAAAGAGAATCAATCCATTGACATAACAGCTCAGTTCTAGTGTTTTCAATCGGGCTTGTCGCAACTGCTTCTTCAAGGGCTTCCTCCGTGATCGTGTAGCCAAGTGCTGGGTTCGCTTGAGCCCAGCCGTTTACTCTGTCGGTAATTTTGCAATACTGTGGAGCTGAATACTCATAGAAACCAAACGACTTGGGAGGATTTTCCAAGGCCCTTTCCCTCATACCATTTAAGACGACCGAGAAAGCGTCTCCTGCATTAGAGGTAAGAAGCGTCTGAGAATTTGAACGCGCTCTAGTTGTAGGGATTGCCGCTCGGTATCCTTCTTCGTTGATCTCGCGGAGCTCGTCGATGAATAAGAAGTCCGCAGTTCTTCCGCGAGAGCCATCTCTAGTTGCCGCAACAACATCAAGCCTTCTTCCGTCCAACATCTCAATAGACTCAGTTCCGTTAGCGTACCTGATCTGTTTAACGAATCCTTTGAGATGGTCATTGGTCTCCAATACTTGTGCGACTTGTCGGAAGGTGTCTAATGCCATCGAACGGTTCGAGGACATGATTAGAATATTTTTGCTATCCCATTTTAATAGGTGGGCCAAGATGAGCATACGAGCTAAATGCGTCTTTCCATTTTGTCTGGCAATTAGAAGCAGGTTGGTTTTTCTAACCCAAGCCCCGGTCTTGTCTATTGTCAGCATATCCTTTAAGACATGCTCCTGCCATGGCAGTAATGGCATGTTGATGATTTCGCATAGGTCTTTTACGTCTTGAATTTTGTTTGAACCTTTAATTGGGATTGATTGAAGCCGTGGTTTAGTTGCCCCCCTCAGCGGCTTTGTACGTTTGGTAGTCATATTCCTAATTTTGAACTGGTCGGGCGGTAAACGGACTGTCTTGGTGTAAAACCGACTGCGTTGGGGAGGGAAAGGCAGT